GGTCGGTGCGGTCGTCGATGTCGTAGTCCTTCGGGATGATCTTCACCCACAACTCGACAAAATCAATCACGCCCGGGTCTTTGGCGTCGGCACGTGAATCAACCGGTGTTGCCACCTTGCCGCGTTCGTACGCCGTGCGTGAAATGAGGTCCTGCCCCGTGGGGCCTGTCGCCGTGCTCGAAGTCGGGTACGCGATCGACTTCGACGGCTTCTTCTTGAGCTCGTTCACCCCGCGGGGCGAAAGGTACATCGGGTCGGCCGGATCAAGGAGGGACCGGTTCTTGATCTCGTCCCACGGCTTGTTCATCCGGTGCCCCGCGAAGCGCCCCTCCTGCATGCGGTACAAGGGCATCAGCGGGTCCATGTAGAAATCGTACGGGGACACGAGCTCGATGCGGTTGAAGCCGCCCGTCCGGGTCTTGATCTTCTCGGTCTTCATGACCGGCTCCCCCGACACGGGATCGGTCATGGGCTGCCCCTCCTCGTCCAGCTGGGGCGTCTGCTGCCACATTCCCTTCGTGATCGGGGCGAAGCAGTCGTACATCACGCCGCGGTTGTAGGTAAGGGCGTTCTCGATCCACATGAACCCAAGCTGGTACATGCCCGCCGGCTGTTGCTCGGAGTTCCACTTCAGGAGCTCGTTCATGTAGCGCGCCGGGCCGTCGTCGTCCGGACCGCCCGCATCGACCTTGTGGGGGCAGTCGTCGCCAAAGAGCGTCTGCGCCAGGAACGTCGTCATCGTATGGACGTGCGTCGCCGTGATCGGCAGGATGTACCTGCGGGGAGCACCCTTCGCGAGCTTCACGTAGTCCTGCTTCGTGAGCGTCGCGTAGCACATGAGAACGTCATGCGCAGCGTCGAAATCGGCCGTGTAGTAGTCGAGCGTCGCCCGGGCGTGGGTCACGTAGTCCTGCCCGAGCTTGAGTATCCGTTTCCGGAACTCCTCGTCTGTGTCGAGGCGGCCTGTGAGGGACTGCGGCATGGCAGCCTGGCCTTAATCTTCCTCGTCGTCGAGTCCCGCGTCCTTGGGAGAAACAGTGTCCTTCGGCTCGGCCTTGGGCTTCGTGTCGGCTTCCTCGGCCGCCTCGTCGCCTGAGTCAGCCTCCTCGGCCCCGCCCGTGTCGTCGGAATCGCCGTCCTCCCCCTCGCTCTCCGAATCGCCGTCCTCCCCATCGGTCGAGACCTCGCCGTCCTCGGGCGGCTCGCACTCGGAATCGACGTGGGTCAGGGAGACGACCACCCTGGCCGTGGCCTTCTTGTTGGGCAGCCGATCACTGTAGGATTCTCCGGCCGAACTCGACTTCACGATCCCGTGGACCATGACGCAGAACTTCTCGCCCACCTTGGCACTGTCGAGGCCCCAGGCGTCGACCTGCGGGCCGGTCAGATCCACCGTGGGGGCGTGCTTCTCCTGCTTGAACTTGCCCGGTCCCGAGGAGGCGATCTTCGACATCATGGAATCGCTACCGTACTTTTCCTTGTCGGAAATGATCAGAGATTTCTTTGCCATGGGAGTAATGATTTGACGAACTGGAAACTCTTTAGAACCAAAACTTTCCCGCCAGTCAATTGTTTTACTGGGAGCCGTGTACCTTCCGGCCGTGGGCCGCGAGCTTTTGGAACGCATGAAACCCGAGCTTCTTTCGGCCGATTGTGGCGGCAAGAGCCCCGGGGTCCGTGACACCGGGTCTCTTCGCGAGCTTCGCCTTCAGGGAGGCGAACCGAACCCCTGAACCTAATTTTGCTTCGGACATTGGACTACCAATCCTTTCGTGGTGGGTTGATCTTGACGACGCGCTGTGCGAGGACGCCGGTCTTCGGCTTCATCTCCTCCATAAGGCGCTTGGCCAGGCGGAGGCAATTGATTTTGGGGTACCGGCTCGCGTCCTCCAAATGGTCGGCCCCGTTGGCGACCGGACCCTTGATAGGCTCCCCGGTCGTGTAGCCCGCCTCACCCGGCTTCGGGTAGCGGTACTCCCCGAGATGCGCCGTGTAGAGGCGCGGGCAGTTCTTCTTGTCGATCCGATAGACGAACCTGCCGTTCGGGTCCTTGCTCTGCATGAGCCGGTTCACGATCGTAATCGTCGTGTCCAGGGACCGGACCTTCGTCTGGTACTGGGGCCAGAACCCATTCTTGTTCAGGACCTCAATGGAGGACCCCTTGTCGCTTTTCTGAGCGCCGGCCGGATCGCAGAAGTCGAGGACGCCCGCGCACACGGTACGGTCGTTCCAGAAGGGAAATTCATTGTCGGTGATGTCGCGCACGTTGTCGCACTGCCGGTCCACGTCGCTCATTTCGGCGTAGTGCTCGCACAGGTCCCACCAGTATTCGATCGGCACGGTCTCGCGGCCCACCTCGAAATCGAGCCTGAAGTAGGCCGAGAAAATGACGGCGTGCGTCGAGCCGAAGTCCCAGCCCCTCACCAAGTACGCGCCGCTCGGCCAGGGGATGTCCTCGAAGGCGTGCTTATCCTGGCGGAACGCATGGAAGACCGCCTTGCCGTCGAAGAGCTCGGCGTACTCCCCGAGGAGGTACCGCTTCCGGTGCGCGGGCTTCCCGGCGTACTGGCTTTCCAACGACTCGATGTACCCGGGGCGAAGGTTGTGGCGGTTCTCCTCCGTCTTGATGTGCCAGAACTTGAACGTGTCGTCCTTGGCCGCGACCTTCTCCTTTTCGAGCTTCGCGATCCAGTGGCGAGGTCCTGGCGGATTGGTGTCGAGGATGATCGAGTAGTCGGGAATGTAGTTCCCCTCGTAGTCCTTCCAGCGGAGGCACGGCCGGGCGAGATCCAAATCGGACTCCTGGAGCAAGTCCGCCTCGATCATGATGAACATCGAGCACTCGAACCCGCGCAGCTGGCCCTCGGACTTGTCCTCGTCCTTCAGCCCCCGGAACATGATGTACCCGCACATCCGGTCCCCGATGTTCTCGATCCAGTTCTTGATCTCGGCCTTGCTCTTCGGTCCCTCGGCGCGGAACGCGTTGTACGCCTCCATCGCCTTGAACGACGGGATGCGCACCGTGAGCCCCCCGTTCCATTTCCTGAAGAGCGACAGGTCCTCGTCCAGATCCACCGTGAAACCCCATTTGGTGTAGGTCTCGTTGAACGTCATGACCGACGTGTCGTCGTTCGCGACCTGGGTCTTGCGGACGCAAAGGACACGCGCCCCCGCGTAGTGCTGGCAGTGCTTCACCGCCTCCACGCTTACCGTCGTCGTCTTGCCGGAACCGCGGCCGCCCAAGAGAACCCTCACGTCGGCCTGGCTCGTGTGGAACTCTGCGCACGACGGACCCGGCTTGTACCAGTGCCCCTTGCTCCGCGCCTCCTCGTGACGGAGGTCGTCGACCAGTTCGTCCAGAACTGCGCCAGAGCCTAGCATGACCGGAAGTACCCCTTGACCAAGAACCCGTGCCACACGCCCTGGTGCCAGATCGAGGGGACAATCGTCGGCTGGTCGTAGTTGCCGTCCCAGCCCCACGGGCCGTGCCCGGTGCCCGTCGCCGGACCCTTCACGATGTTAATGTACGCCCCGTGATGGCCCGGCTGGTTGAAGCGAAGACCGAAGTCGCCGGGCGGATTCTCGCAGACCTCGAACGCCCCGGTCGACAGTTCCTCAAACTCGCAGAGCGTTCCGTCCGGAGCGACATAGAGCGGGTGCCACCCCGAGCTCCCCGCGCCGGCCGACATGAACTCGTTGGCCCTTGCCTCCGCCTCCGCCTCGCTGTCCCACACGTAGGGATCAACGTGGTGCGAGTGAAGCCAGTCGTCACCTTTCTGCTTCCAAAAGGTCACGCGCCACTTGCCTGACCGCACGGCCCGGAACCCCTGCACGCTGTCTCGGAGCTCGGCCATAACATCACCCCGCCCTCGCGAACTCAGGAATCCCGGTGCCGGGCTTCGGCAGGGGTACGGACGAGACCTCCTTCGCGAGTTTCTTGAAGTCGATCGTCGCGCGGCCGCCCGCCGTCTCGACCACGGGACACTCCTCGTCGGCCTTCCCCTCGGCGGAGAGCTCCACTTCGCGACGCGGAGGAGTCGGCGTCAGGACGGCGTCGACCTGCCTGCCCGCGACCAAGGGCGTCTCGATCACCTCGCCCACCCGCTTCGTCACCCGCGGCTGCATCGCGACGGCCGGCGGGTGGATGTGGAAGTGCGTCACCGGGCCGTTCGGCTTCCTCTCCTCGGGCGGCTTCGCCCCCTGGCCCGGCATCAGCTTCGGGGCCGGGTCGTCCCCCAACGCCTGCATCGCGCACGTGTCGATCTGAGACGCCGCCCTTGCCAGCGTGGCAATATCTGTCGGGGAGAGAAAAACATTTCCCTCGGAGTAGGCATCGAGCGTCCGCTTGATGTGGCTCCTCAACCCTGATGCCACCGCCAGAGCCTCCTCGCGGTTCGCTTCGATCCGCTTCTCCACGTCCTTCAGCTTGATCGCAGAAACCGGAGCCACCTCGGAACTGGGTGCCTTCAAGGCCAGCATCCCGTTCAGCTTGACCATGTTCTCCCAATCCTCTTTCCGGCACCGGTCCTTCAGCTTTGAGAACGCGATCCCCATCTCGTCGGAGATCTCCTGGAGCGACGCACCTTTCGCGTACAGCAAAAACGCCGCCGTCCAATTCGTCCCAGCCGCCGTCCTGGCCGGCAGCTTCAACTGCTCTGCCGGCTCTCTCACGGGCAGCCACCTTCCCCATGATCCAGCGCGCCTCCACACGGGAGACCAGCATGTGGACCACACTCGGGTCCTCGTCCGGAAGGATCGCGATCACAGGTCATTGCGACGGCGCCTGGTCGGCAGGGGGAGGCTGCGGGGCCGGACTCATCCACGATGTCTCTGCCGCGATCACCGCAGCCAGCTTCGGAGGCACGTCCTGCTGGATCGTTTTCGCCAGCTTCGCAGCCGCATCGGCCTGTGCCGCCCGTTGTGCCATCGGTGTCGCCATGGGGACGGG